CGGCCACTCATAATACCAGCATTATAGTAACCAGTTACTCTGTCCATAGTTGCTTGAACGCTAGGCATCATTGTCTGAGCAGCATTAGACAAACCAGAGATTAAACTTAAAGAGTCTCCCAAACCATACATGCTTGAGGTAATATTGGCTTGAGAATCAGGAGACATAGTGCTAAAACGACTTTGGCTAATGCCGTGAAGCCCCATCTGAAGGCTCTTAGCCCTATCCATTGCAGCTTGATTTTTACGCTTCTGTTCCTGCATAGCAAGAAGCTGGCCAGCTCCACCGTTGCTATCAAAAGAGTCAGGTTGTTTAACACCTGACATCCACCCCATCATCTTGCCTGTTTTACCCAAAGCTTGTTTACCATTAGCCATGGTTGGGCTGCCCATATCAGCAAAACGCTTATTTGTATTCCCGTACTCGTCTGTACCAGAATTCCAACCAAACTTAGGGTTAGTTTTGTTTAGACGTGGAGAGTCTACTGGAGCAGAACCAAATGAGTTGGCCATGACATTCTTGCCACCACCAACGTTCATGTGGCCGCCCTTAGAGCCGCCTCCACCCGCTCCACTGGCCCCACCAGCTATAGCATTTCCAGCAGCTCCTGCGTTTCTAGAAATGTTACCCATGGTTTTGTCAAGCTTTTCAGCAAAGTTGACGGCCTGCTGTAGCTTGGAGACTAGCTTATCAAAGCCTTCACCCATCTCAGACATAATTAATTCCTAACAACTTTTCCAAACGCTCTGGATAACTCCAGCCAATTTGTACGTTCTCTAGGAGACATCTCCTTAATATCATTTAAGGACCAACCTCCATAACTAGCGGCAAGTGCTGCCCAGTCGAGCAGCAGTACTTGGTACCGTGTTACCTTAGAAACGAAACAACGCTCCTATAGTAAACGGAACCACAACCTTTCCTTCACAGTCATCACATTGCAATTCAATGTTTTCAAACTGTGGGCCAGGGATACGACTGTAAATCTCATCTGCAAGTTTTTGTCTGTCTACCAAACCTAGGTTTTGTATTTGAGCACGACCTAGCATAGGTGCCCCGTCAATCTCCAAGACACAGTGTCCAAGAAGAATAGTGACAAGTTCAGCAGGAGTTTTTTCAGTTGCATTGGTTAGCTCTTTTTGAGCCAGACCATTAGGCAGTGTAACCAAAAACTCTTTCTTCTTACCATGTACCGTAAAGGTACGGTCGTTAACAGGGTCAACCAAAAACTTAGTTTTAACGTCACGGTCAACGTCTACTCCTACAACTTTAATTTGGCTGCATTCATTACAGATTCCAGGAAGCTCTACTTCATTACCAAAGGTAGCTTTAAAGATTCCTAGAAGAAGAGCGTCACGGTCACCAGAAAGCAAGCTTTCTAGCATTTTTTCGTCAGCAGGCAAGTCACCAACAGTAACAGTAGCTCGGTTAATTACCGTAGCTAATGCCTTAGCAACATTGCCTGCTTTACCGATGTACTCCTCATCCTTACCAGTAAGCTCACGAACCTCTGCGGTACTGAGCACCTCCCCGCTAGGCATAAGAAGCCCAGCAGGGAGGCGCACTGCAGTATCCGAAGGAGCTGTAATTTTTACAGGTTCAGTTGGTTTGTTTTCCGATGCAGAAAGTACCTGATTAATCAGGTCGTTGTTCAGCTGCGTACCGCTAGCTGTTTGTACATTTTCCATAAGATATTGTTTTCCTTTTTAGTAGTTTTAGAACTGAGCTGCAGAACCAGCTTTAGTGAGGTCTTGGCCCCACTTCATGTCAAAGCCCTCGTGGACCAGCGATAGCTGCTCTACGAAAAGGGCGTTGTCACCAGCATTTAGGTCAGAGTACGCAACGCTGGTAGGCCATGCGTTGTAAACCTGGAATCGTGCTGACACGTGGTCCTTGTAGTTTGCTGTGGTCAACTCGACGTTACCGCCACCTGAACCAGCAATTGGGTGAGTTAGAACTTCAATCTCAATGTCACAGCGAAAGTTTTCACCAGTAGTTGAGGTAGTTCCAGCCTGCACAGTAGCAAACAACTTACGCATCCAGTCCCAGTGCTGTGAAGTACCCAGTACTACACCACGCTGAAGAGTGATAGGTGAGAAGGTTGTTTGACCAGGAATCTGGTGAACAGTAGTGTTGTAGCCACCTTCACGGTAAGGGATGCTGTCGGTGTTAACCGAAAGACCCGATACCGAGGTAAAGCCTACTGTCACCTTGGACTGCTTAGGAAGCCATGAGCCTCCACCTGCAGCACCACCAGTTAGTGGCTTAAAGGTAACCAGAAACCTAAAGTTTCTGATTGGGTCCGTCTCCAGTGTGGAACGGTTGTTGATAATAGTTGGACCAGCCATTTATTATTTCTCCTTCGGTTATTAAGCAGTCTTTTGACTGAGGTTAAGGACAACAAACTCTGCAGGGTATTCAAGAGCCACGCCAACTTCAACGTGAACCTCTCCAGCAGCAATTGAGATGTCTGAGTTATTTTCTGCATCACACTTGACGTAGAATGAGTTGTCTGGGGTACTTCCACGAAGACCACCCTGGTTGCGGTAGTCATTTAGGAATACGCCAAGAACGGTGTTAATTCGAGACCAAAGCTTTTCGCTGTTGTTCTCAAACACTGCAAACTGTAGTAGGTCGTTAAGACGCTTCTCAATGTAAATCAAGCTGCGACGCATGTTTACATACTTGTTTGCGGTACCATCCTGCTTGGTAGTACGGCCACCCATAACAACAACACCAGCACCTGGGATGTTACGGATAGCGTTAACTACGTTCTTACCGACGCTGACTCCTGCTGCTGTAACACCAGTGTTTAGGACATCAAGGTCAGTAGGACTAAAGGCGCGCTCAAGAGCAACTGCATCCTGAAGCCTTGCGTCAATACCTGCTGGAGCTTTGAAAGGACCAACTTTAACGTCAGTTGCTAGGTAAAGTCCTGCAACACCACCAGAAGGGCCAATCAAACGAACTGCTGCACTTGAGTGACCTAGTGGGTCTTTAATGTAGAAGTTCGGGTAGTAAACAGCAAGAGTGCTGCTATTGGTAAGGTCACCAGAAGCAGCAACAGCCTGGTCAGGAGTTAGGCCTGCAACAGTCTCAGCAACAACGTAGTCCTTCTTGGTGAAGCTTGCAAAGTCGTTTAGCATGTTGTAGATAACCTTGGTTGAAGTCCAACCATCAGAAAGACGAACGTCTGCATCTGGAATAAAGAACACCAATGGCTGTGAGATAGTTGCAAACTCATTGAACACAGAACAGTTAGTGTACACAGGACTTGTTGGAACTGCACCGCTAGTACCAGTGGTGTCACCAGTATAGTCAGCGTAGGTCAAAGTAACCTCTGGGTCTGGAGCTCCAGCTAGAGGGATAAAGCTGTATGACGGGATGCACCATGAGGCATTGTTAGTTGAGTAAGTTACTACTGGGCTAATTGCTGCTCCAGTAGATGCATCGTACTCAGTAACTGCGCCTTCAAGAACCTTAATGTAAGTAGAGCCAAAATCAAGAACAGTCTTGATGTAGTCACTTGAGTTTACGTCGTTGAATACGATTCCGTTGAACTGCTCAACAAGAACGTCATCTCCAGCATTTGCTTGAGTAAACGTTCCTGATACATAGTCATTTGTACCAGCTTCTAGGTAGACGCTTAGGTCAAAATAACCTGTCTGACGAACAGCTTTAGATTCGCTAAACTTCAGACGGATAGAGTTACCATCAATACCGCGGTGCTTTGCAGCAATTGTTGCAAGAGTAACAGCTGCGCTGTGACCTGTCACAATCTGGGTAGGGATAGTAGCTTTAGCAACAGCCTTAGCAGCGGTAGGGAGGACACGCTTCACATAAAGCTCAGTTCCACCATTGGTGAAGAACGAAGCTACTGAGAATGTAGCAGGGTATTTAGAACTGTATCCGCCAAACTTCTGTTGGAAGTCGTACCACGAGGTCACGCGGGTTACAGTGTCAGGACCCATTGGAAACGCAGCAATACATGCTCCAGCAGCGTTAGCAACGCTGGCAGTATCAATCGGTGCTGCGGAAAGCGGGAGTTCATTAATATAAACTCCAGGGCGACTATATGTAGTCATTTAGGTTTCTCCTAACTAGGGGTTAATGTTTCAGGGGGTTCCAAATGGTTACGAAATGTTAAAAGACCTAGGGGCGACCATGTCGTCTGGCACAGGCCAGTCAGTTAAGTCCCCAGGGTTGTTTACGTGGACGGACGATACAGGTTTGTATGAACGGTAGACACCCTGCACTACCTCAGAAGAGATGCGTACAGTGATGGCATTTATGAACAAGCGCTTTGCCTGCTCAGTAGTGTCGCGTTTAACGACACTCATGACGTCTAGTCGTCTCATAGTGGTTATTGGATTCCCAAGGGAATCTACTAAACCAGTTGGGATTTCTAGAGCGCCAAATCTCATTGGTAGTTTCTTGATAGTAAGGTCTGCCAAGATTGCTCTGTCGTGGCGAGGCTGACGAGCATAACTAGTGATTTGGTAATCAATGTAGACAGGAATAGGAATGTCTACTTCAAAGTTTTTTCCTGCCTCTAAGTCTGCAGGCTTTAAATAGTCAGGACTGACTAGGCCACGCATCTCACGCTGCATATCTCTTTGCATATCAATCATGTCAATTGTTATGTAAGGGTAAGCCTGGTTTCTAATTTCCTGGTCAGGCTGTCCAAAAAATACGCCAACTTGACGTGGAGCATCATCTGCTGTTGCTCGTTGGTCGTAAACTACAATGCCCTGTAAACGCTGGCGAAGAGCGTTATCTTCATCAATAATGAAAGTCATTTAACTTCCTTCTTAAATATAACTACAAACTCTTTACCAGCCATGTCGTTTAAATTGCCAAACCTACGAACAGTTCCTTTAGGAGTGCTGCTACCATCTCCATACTCATAGGCAAATGCCTTATCTTTAACGCTCTCGTTTACGCTAAAGTAGTATCGTTTGTCTTTGTAAGTTACTTTAAGCCCTTTAGCTACGCGAGGCTCCCAGCCATCAGCAATAGCGTACTGCACTAACGTTCTCGTCAAACGAGGGGCTAGTTTAATCGCGGCAGATTTAATCGCTTTAGAAAAAAGGTCCACTACTTCTTCTTACCTGTATGGGATTGCGGCTTCTCAAATTTATTATTTACATAGCCTGAACTGAGCATACCAAACAGGGACTCTTGAGCATTATTTGGGCGGTACCCACTAATGCCCTTTTTGAACTCAGCTAATTCACTGAAGGAAAGAAAGTCATTGACTCTTTTCCACCAGGGAGTAAACTCTGGAGAAGACATCGCAAAATCCTTTACAGGCGCAGACTACGTAGTGTAGGCGGGTTTCGCACGAAATCCCACAACTCTAGGATAAGGATTAATTGAGATTATTAAAGGCTAAACGTATTTATTAGCGTAGTCATTGTTGGTATGAGTCTTCAAAGAATGACAGTTGTGGCATAGAGTTTGATAGTTGCTGGGGTCGTTGTTATTCTTATCCCCGTCTATATGGTCAACACAGAGCTGTACAGAGTGTTCTGGTACAAACCCACACCATTCACACACCTCTCCTTTATGGAACGACCAGGGGCGTGTGGTGGCTATTTGGCTCTTCTTGTAGGCATCCTTACATCTGAAGTATGGCGTACCATCAGGCTTAGTGTTGCCGCTAGCACGAATATACACGCCAATACCACACAGAGAACAGTCCCCTGTAAGTTCGTCCATATTAATGTTCAGAATTTTGTGCTGCATACTCATGCTCCTAGGATAGCAGAAAGACCTCCCCTTATCCAGGGAAGGCCTTTCTGTTAAAACTTACTTCTGTAACTTCAAAACTGCTACGTTGCTGCTAGCGCTTGAGATAGCGTACAACTGTAGGCCTGTATCTAAATTGGTTAGCTGAAGAGATGCTCCAGCAGCAAGCTTATAACCATAAGCTGTTGAGGTAACA